GGGGGCAGAGCCCCCAAAAGGGAATGCCAGCAGAATGCAACCAACCGACCGCATCGCCGTCACGCTCGACGCGCAGACATGGGAAACCGTGCTGCGTGTCATCGCCCAGGCACCAGTTCCCTACGCCGTTGTCGCACCGCTGATCGCGTCGATCCAGCAACAATGCGCCAACCACACCGTGGCGGACGATCCACAACCGATGGTGCCGCGCGTTGTGATGAAGGAGGCATAGCAATGCCGCTAGACTTTCCTAATACGCCTACCGATGGCCAGATATTCAATGCTGCTGGCGTAAGCTGGATGTGGGATGGCACCAAGTGGACATCCGTGTTGAGCGCGGGTGGGCCGTTTTTGCCATTGGCTGGCGGCGACATGACCGGGCCGCTCAACTATGTCGCGACCAGTGGCACGACGAAACGGTCGGCGCAGGATCGTAGTGCTGACGTTGCTAATGCGCTGGACTTCGGTGCCGATCCAACCGGGGTGGCCGACAGTTCAGCGGCGATAAACGCGGCGGCGGCGGTCGTGGGACCGAATGGACGTTACAAGACAGTTTATTTGCCGATAGGCACGTATCGGGTCAATCGTCAGATCACCTTGACGCAATCGCAGGGTTTGGTCGGTGACGCGCGCGGCTCATCAATCCTTTATGTGGATCAGGCGTTTTCACCGACTGATACGTCGGTGATCCTGGTCAGGGCGGCGTTTCGGGACGCGGGACCGGTGTTACGTGATTTTGGCATCACGTTCGCGCAGCCACAGGATCAGACCTCGCGTGCTAACTTCAAAACACTGGCCGCTGGCGGAACATCCGGCCCTGGTGGAACCGGTGTTAAATATCCGTGGGCTATCGCCGCCGGAGACGACAGCTTCCGCACACAGATCATGCGGGTGCGGATCGGTGGTGCGTGGGACGGCATCACCAGCAACGGGCACAACGCGGTGTTCTGGCTCGATGACATCGAGATGGGCGCGCTGGATTGCGGCGTGTCGCTGGGCGAAGGCGCGAGCGGCGGTATCCTCGATTTCTGTCACAGCAGCGGATACCATTTCTGGGCGTTTGATATCAGCGGCGCGCTGCTCAACAATGTATTTTACGATGGGCAGACGACGGCGTTGCGTGTCGGTCGCGTGGATGGTCTCGACATACGGGACTTTTCATCTTTTTGCGGGCGTCTGATCGTCACGGCGGAGAGCGCGGGTAATACGTCCATCCATATCGTCAACTGCATGATGGACACGGATCAGGCCACGATTGAGATAAATGGCGCGATGTCGCACATGCACATCGCTAATATCCTGGGCTCGGCCAACACCAACAGGCCACGCCCGTTCATTTCCGTGAACGCCACTTGCCGCCTGCACATCAACAATTATTACTCACACTCGTCCTCCAACTTTCCTGAGTTTCTGCTGACCGACTACGGCGCTGATGTGACGCTCGATAACTTCAACGCTATCTTTTATCCCAACGATATCCGCTGGGCGGAGGTCCAGCGCGGTGTACTGCGGATCGTGAACGGCGGTTTGTTCCTGCAAGGCCCACGCACGGTCTCCGCTATAGCTGAGACGGTGAACGGTAATCTGATCATCGACAATGTGGCCATCTCGGCGACAACCCAGGCGGGTCCGTTGATTTCAGTCACGTCCGTGGGCGCCTGGACAATGATTGGTTGTCTTCAGTTGCAAGCCGGTCATGCCTGGACGTTCGCGCTACCCGCCGGGCTGACCCAGACATTTTATAGTCCAGCCGTGACGCTCTCTGGCGCGGTTGCCGCTGGCTCGCTGTTCTCCAATGGTGTGGTGCAGGCGGGTAAACCCGGTAGTCCAGGGACCGTCGCCATTGGTGGCGCGGCGGGCGAACAAAAAGCATTGCACTTCATGCGCGGGGCCAACAATGGATGGAGTTGGATGGCGCAGGGTGCCACTGATGACCTTAACCTCGCGCGGTGGAATGACAGCGGTGTGTTTCAGGGTAACGCGGTCAGCATCGCCCGCTCAACTGGTGTGCTCACGTTCGGTGGCGGGGTGGCATTCACGGGTGCTTTGGGTGCTTCCGTTACTGATCTCAGTAAACACATTCAACTCTACCAAGGTTCGGACGTTGGTTTCAGCGTAACGCCGTCGAGGATCAACTATGTTGTGTCAGTGAACGCGGTACATGCGTTTGTCGTTGGTGGGAACGACCAGTTCAGTGTGTCCAATCTCGCGATCATGATGCAACAGGTGCGAGGCATGGCGAGCTACGCCAACGACGGCGCGGCGGCGACTGGTGGTGTGGCGGTAGGCCAACTCTACCGCAACGGCAGCGCCGTCATGGTGCGTGTCGCATGAGAACCAGAACCCAACACTACTGCCCGGCATGCAAGCGGTTCGTGCTCACGTGTGATCACTGGATCGTGGCGCCAACGCGGTTGGCCCAATGAATGCCCATCTGGCTCAAAGCCCTCGCCACGCTGGCGCCCATCCTTCTCGGCGCGCTGGTCAGCATCGCCTGGAGCAACTCGCATGCCCTGTCCGTGCTGGCGATCAACGTGGAACACCTCCGCGTGGATCTGGAACGCACGCGCGCATCGCTGGAACCGGGGAGGACGATCATGCTGCGGCTTGATACCAACGAGAAACAGTTGGACCACCTCCGCGAACTGGTCGAGGCGCGGCTGGTGTGCCCGCCGTCACCGGTCAGGGAGCGATGAACATGTGTTTCAGCGCCGCGTGGTTCGTTAATCTGCTGATCTGGTTGATCGTGCTCTGTGCCGTCGTGGCGATCTTTCGGCTCGTGTTGCCCACGGTGCTGGGCTGGCTCGGTGTCGCCGGAACCCTGGTGATGCAGGTCCTGAACATCATATTGATTGCCTTCGTGCTGATCGTTCTTGTCTGGTTTTGTTACGATCTGTTGACGTGCGCGGGCGGCACCAGTCTGCGCGTTCGATGAAAGGGAGACCTGAGCCATGTCCGAGACCCCGGTGAACAACCCGGCATATGAAGTTCCTCCAGGGCACGCCGACGCACCGCCGCCGGTCCCCAGGGAAGCCACCCCAGATCCCCAGACCCAGGAGTACCTGGACGGCTTCACCAAAGCCCCCGATCCGCGCGATCCGCCAACCAGCGAACTCACGCCCGGGGAGCTTTTTCCACCCACGACGAACGTGGGTGGCGAGGCCCCCGGCGCCACGGCTCCGCCCGTGAACGTGGACGTGCCGGTCGTGACGCAGGACGGTGCCGTGCTGAACTGCACCATGGGTAACTGGGAGGGCACGCCCGATACCTACGCCTATCAATGGAAAGGCGGCGGCGTTGACGTGGGCGACGGCACGGCGGTCCATGCGTTGACCGGCGCCGACACGGGTGTGGATTTCAACTGCGTGGTGACCGCCACGAACGCCGCCGGGTCCACCGTGGCGCCATCCTCGAACACGGTGACCGTCACCGATCCCGCCGGGGATGCCGTTCGCGAGACCAGTCATCGTCGGGGCCGGGATAACCACCGATGAGCCTTTCCCCGGCGCCGCACCCGCCATCGGTGTTCCGCTACCTGAAGCAGGCATGGCGGGAGTTTCTGCTTACGGGTGGCGGCTACACGCTCACGATCAACGCCCCGGCGGGGCAGGCGGCGGCGAACCCGCTCACCGTATCGGGAACCGTAAGCGCCGATCCGAGCGTGCCGCTCCCCATACCGGTGACCGTGACGCTCACCCAGGCCAGCGTCGTCAAGGCCACCCAGATCGTCGGCGCCAACGTCACCACGGGCGCCTGGAGCGTGACTTTCCCGGGCGCCACGCTGGCGGCGGGATCGGCCACGGCGTCGGCGGATACCGATTATGGCGCGCCCATCAACTCCAGCGCGTTCACGATGACCTGAGCCATGGCAAGCACCGAAAACCAGAACATGCAGGCTTACGTCAGGGGCCAGATGACCGCGCGCAGGAAGGCCGCGATGAAGCGGGCCCTGGCGAAAGACACGGCGATGGAAGCCCAGCCCGGCGCCGCGCCGGAAGGCTCGCCGGGGGATACGGCCCGGGACGCCAAACTCGGTATCAAGGACTGAAACCATGGCCGATCAGCAGGACATGCTGGCCTACGTGAAAGGCCGGATGGCCGGGACCGAGGCACCGCCAGCTCCGGTCGAGGACCCGATGAAATCCTATGTCGTGGCGCAGGGCGCCAGGGGCGCTTTGGTGCCGCCTACCACGATGATGGACAGTCCTCAGTATCTCGTTCTCCCCGACCCGGGAGATGAGCCCGTGGCCCGGGGTGTCGGCCCGAACGCGGTGGAGACCACGAAACTGCCACACCTTCAGCGACAGGCTGACCTGATGCGTCAGATGGAAGAGACGCGGGCCGCGATGAGCAAAGCCGAGGGGACGCCCGCTTTCCAGCCGTTATACGACAAGTTCATGGCGCTCTACGATGCGCACCGGCAGGCATACAAAGCAGGCCCGGTGGGGAACCTCATCAGGAAAGAAGACCAGATCGAGGCCGGCGCGAAAGCTAACGCGGCTGACATCCAGGAGGGCGCCGATGCTCGCCGGGCGGCGCCGCGTCAGTCTTTGCCGCCGCCCGCTCCCGGCGGGGTGCCGCTCGACGCGCCGCCCACCATGCCGGTCGTGCCTTCGGTGCCGATGTCGTGACACCGGACGAGCAACGCTATGAGATGGTCCTCAAGCGGCTGATCGCCGTCAAAGACGCGCGCGACGATCTCCTGGCGTTCACCCGCCTGATGATGCCGGTCCCGGGTTACACTTCGGACCCGGATTTCAGCCGTTACGATGCTCAAAGGTTCCACCGGATCATGTGCGTGGGACTGGAGGAACTGGAGAAAGGCACGATAAAACGCCTGATCATCAGTCTCCCACCACGACACGGTAAGACCGAACTGGCGAGCAAGAAGTTTCCCGCGTGGTTCGTGGGCAGGAACCCGGCGAAAAGCTTGATATTTGGCACATATAACGAGAAGTTCGGCCAGGACATAGGTCGCGCGGTCCGGGACACAATGCTGACGCCGGCCTTCGCCCAGGTGTTCCCCGACGTGGTGCTCAAACAGGACAGCCTCGCGTCGGACAGGCTTCAGACGAAGCAAGGCGGCATCATGGCGTTCGTGGGTCGAGGGGGAACCACCACGGGACGCGGCGGCGACGTGCTGATCATCGATGATCCACTCAAGGACCGTCACGAGGCTGACTCACCCACCATCCGGGACACGCTGTGGACGTGGTTCACCCAGGTCATCGCGTCCCGTCTCATGGACGAAACGGGCCGGATTTTGCTCATCCAGACCAGATGGCATCAGGATGATCTCGTTGGGCGCCTCACCGACCCAACCAATAGTTACTATGATCCCGAGGAAGCCGCCGAGTGGCGCATCATCGACATGCCGGCGCTGGCGGTGGACGCGCACAAGGACCCCCTCAAGCGCGCCGAGGGTGATCCGCTGTGGCCGAACCGGTTTGGACGGAACTTCCTCCTGGGTTTGCAAAGGCGTGACGCGCGAGGCTTCAGCGCACTCTACCAGGGCAGGCCCAGCCCAGCCGGGGGCACCTTCTTTTCGTCCAAATGGATACAAACCTACCGTCCCGCCGAGTTACCCACCAACCTGCGCATCTACGCCGCGTCCGATCACGCCGTCAGCATGAAGCAGGACAGCGACAAGACCTGCCTGATGTGCGTCGGCGTGGACGAGGACGATAATATCTGGATACTGGCTGATCTCTTGTGGCGGCAGATGACGGCGGAACAGGCGGTCGAGGCCATGCTGCGCATGATGCGGGCGCATAAACCCGTCTTTTGGTGGGCGGAACGCAGCATGATCTCCAAGAGCATCGGTCCCTTCCTCAGGAAGCGCATGCTGGAGACCAAAACCTTCTGTTCGATCATCGAAATGCAGCCGATAGCTGACAAGCAGACCCGCGCGCAGTCCATTCAGGGCCGCATGAGCATGGGCAAGGTGCGCTTTCCCGAGCGAGCGCCCTGGTGGCCCATGGCCAGGGACCAGATGCTGAAGTTCCCCTACGACGCGCACGATGATTTCGTGGATACGCTGAGCTACGTGGGCCTGGGGCTTACCCTTCAGATAGGCGCGGGCCGTACCCGCATCAAAACCGACGACAACGCCGAGGGCACGTTCGGCTGGCTGAAGAATGAACGCGATATGGCCGAGCGGTCCGTGCGTCAGGGCTTCGGCGCGGGAGGCTGGTGATGTCCGGGAGCGGTTTTCCCCCTAACCCAGGCCCTCCTGGTATGATGCCGCCGGTCCCCGCGCCGGCTCTCCCCGGCGCCGGCATGATGGGCGCCCCGCCCATGGGGATGCCAGGTCCCGGGACCTTTCAGGGCGGTCCCGAGATGCTCACGCCGCCCATCACCGACACCAACCCGGACGCCAAACTCATCTCGCGAGATCCCCCGGAGCCCGAAGAGGCGCGCCGGGCGCTGGTCGAACGCTGGCAGAAGCGTGTGCGCGAGGCGCGCACCCACTGGAAACCCAGCTTCGACCGCATGCGGTCCAACATGAACTTCGTCAATGGAGACCAGTGGGAGACCGAGACCCGCCGCAGGCGCCGCAGGCGCCGCGACGGTGAGCGGGATGAACGCTATGTCGCCAACATCGCTCTCAGACACGTCCTGAAGCGCACCGCTGAACTCTATCCGAACAACCCCACGGTGAAAGCCAAACGCCGTGAGAAGATCATGGCGAAAACCTGGGACGGCTCCGAGCAGGCATTGCAACAGGCCGAGCAGGCGCTTCAGTTCAGTGCCCAGTCCGGCATGCCGCCGCCGCCCAACATCGCCGCCGTGCTTCAGGACGCCGCCCTGGTCAAGCAATACGACCAGTTGATGGATCGTTTGGCGAAGACGCTGGAAATCCTCTACGGCTACAACGTCGAGGAACAGGTTCACTCGTTCAAGACCATGATGAAGATGACCGTCCGGCGGTCGATCATCACGAGCGTGGGCTACGTGAAGCTGGGCTTCCAGCGCGCCATGAAGATGTCTCCCGCCATCGAGGCGCGGATCGCCGACATGTCCGAGCGCCTCGCCAACATCGAGCGGTTGTCGCAGGACCTCGCGGACGGCGAGATCGAACATGACAGCGCCGACGCCGAGAGCCTGAAGCTGGCCATCCGGGGGCTCACCCAGGAAGGTCAGCTTATCGTCCGCGAGGGGTTGGCGTTCGACTACCCGGACAGCACGGCGATCATCCCGGACAAGAAATGCCGCACGCTCAGGGGCTTCCTGGGCAGCGACTGGGTGGCCCAGCAATACATCCTGACGCCCGACGAGATCCAGGAAGTCTATGGGATCGACGTGGGCAAGGGCTATACGGCGTACGACGGTGACGGTAACTCCACTGAAACGATGCCGGTCCGGCACTATGAGGCCGGCGGTCGGGACGAGAACGACCCGGCTGATGGAGATGCCTGCGTCTGGGAGATCTATCACCGGAAAGACGGTCTCGTTTACGTGGTTTGTGACGGTTACAAGGACTTCCTCCAGGAGCCGAGCCCGCCGGACGCCGAGATCGAACGCTTCTACCCCTGGTTCGCTTTCGTATTGAACGAGGGCTACGACGAGACCGTGTTGTTTCCCCAGAGTGACATTGACTTGCTGCGGGATATGCAGCTTGAACTGAACCGCGCCAGACAGGGACTTCGCGAACACCGCCGCGCCAACCGGCCCAAGACCGTGGTCGCGGCGGGCATTCTGGAAGAGGTGGACAAGGAGAAGCTGAAAACGCATCCCGCCAACGCCGTGCTGGAGTTGAATGCTCTCGCTCCGGGGCAGAAGATCGATGATGTGCTTCAGGTGGTGAAGAACCCGCCCATCGACCCGGCGGTCTACGATACGGCGCCCACCTACGAGGACCTGTTACGGGTCCTGGGCTCCGATCAGGCCGATCAGGGGACCACGAGCGGCGCGACGGCGACGGAAGTATCCGTGGCGCAGTTCGCCCAGCACACCGACACCAGTTCGATCATTGATGACATGAACGATCTGCTCACCGATCTGGCGCGTGCCGGGGGTGAGTTGCTCCTGCTCAACGTGTCCGCCCAGGTGGTCCAGGAGATCGTCGGTCCCGGCGCCGTGTGGCCTGAGATCGACCGCGAGACCGTGGCGAAGAACGTCTACCTGGAGGTCGAGGCGACCGCCGACAACGGTCCCGACAAGCAGCAGGACATCCAGAACATGACGCAGCTGCTGCCCATTTTGCAGCGCATCCCCGGCATCTCGCCAGAGTGGATGGCGCGGCAGCTGATCGCGCGCATGGGCGCGGATATAGATCTCACCGATGCCTTCGCGGAGGGCGTGCCCTCCATCGAGGCGTTGAACCAGTTGATGGCGCAGCCGCCCGGTGTTCCTGGTGAGCCCGGTCCCGACAGTGCCGGCAAAGGACCACCCAGGCCCGGGGCGCCCGATGAAGATCCCAACGCCCAGGGACCCGTGGGCATGACCAACGCCACGGGCGGTCCCGGGACAGCGGGACCGCTGGGTCCCAGAGTGCCGCCGATGCAGGTGTTCGGCGTGAACGGCAATCGTCCCGGGACCGGCGGCGCCATGCCAAGGATGCGGGCTTCGTCCCAGGGCATGCCCACTCCATGAGCGTGATCCACGCCATCGCGCACCTGTTCGGCTGGAACACCGGGCGCGTCGTGTCGGTGTACGACCGGCAACAAAACCTCTGGATGGCGTTCCGGTGCGCGACCTGCGGCCGCGTTAGCCACAAGGCGCTGAACTCGTTCTGTCACCCCGAGCCGTCAGATGAGGACTTCAGGGAATGACACTCGCGCCGGAGCGCACATGACCCGCGAACCCGCGCCCACCCCATGAGTGAAACCGTGGAAACCTGGGAAGCCATCAGCCCGTTCAACCGCCTGGATCGCATCCGCGTGCCGGGCGGCTGGATCTACCGCACGACGCACACCAACGCGGTGGCGCTGTGTTTCGTGCCTCTCGTGCCGGAAGATCCCGTGCTCAGGACCGGCACACCCGACATTGCATCTCGCTGAGCCGCTCTCGTGTATCACGGGGTATCCAGCCGGCCTCGAACTTCGCGCGGAGGTCCTTCAACGCGGCGGGCTGAGAGTCCCGTTGGGGTGAGCGGAACGTGTGCCCGGTCTGGGCTTCCCAGGCTTCGCCCTCCAGATACGCCGGCAGGTTGTCGCGCCAGAGCCGGAACCAGTCGATCAGTCTCTGGAAGAAGCACCACATGCAGTCAGTGCGCGGTGGAATGGTGATGCTCCGGGCTTCGTTGAACGCGATCACGTCCGCGAGGCTCATCCCCGCCTCACGGAGTGGAAAACGCATCTCGACATCGGGCACGTTCTGGTAGTCGCCGCCCTCACGGGCGTCCTCGTCGGCGCGCAGGCCCACGTAGAAGACGGCGGGGGCTGATTTCATCAGGAACGCGGCGAAGGGTTCGATTTTCAGTTGCCGTGTACACCAGCGTTGCCGCCAGTTCGGCAGCGCGTTGTAGTGCCGCATTAACCCCTCAAGGCCCCCGGGCAGCATGATGGGCTGGATCGGGCCGATGCGGTCCCGCAGCTGACGCATGTGCGCGAACCACTCGGGCGGTTCGTTGCCTGTCGGCGTGCAAACCCACTGAAATGGGATGTCTGGATGCGTTTCCCGCAGTAGCACGGCCATGGCCACGCTGTCTTTTCCGCCGGATATGGCGCCGATGTGTCGCATGTGAAGGACCAGGGGTGTTTGGTGTTCAGCATGCTCCGTGTTGGTTTTGTCGGTCAACCCTCTGGACAACCAAACGAAACACGGCCCATAAGCGATCCTGGTTTCAGCCCAGCACCTTCGGTGAAGCAAGCAGGACAACTCGGTGGCCGAAGACGACACCAACACGACACTGAGCGACGACTTCGCGGACCCGTCACCCGCGCCTGAAACCACGACCGAGACGCCGCCCTCGTCAGGCAACCAGACCAGCGACACGCAAGACGCGCCCTCGTCAGGCGACACCCCACTGTCTGACCGGCAAGGACTGCTCGAAGCCGTCCGCGCGGTGGTCAAAACCCAGGAAACGCCCGCGCTACCCACTGAAGGCGCCGCGACACAAGGTGAGACACCAGACACGGCTGGGACCGCCCCGGGAGAAACCGGGGACCCAAAACCGGATGTCACGCCACCACCACCAGCCGCTGACCCGACCGCCGATGAACTCCGCAAGCTACGCCCGGAGACACGACGGCGGTTCGAACAGTTGCTGGCCCAACGCGATGAAGCCCGCGTCGCTCTGAACACGTTGCAGCCCGAGATCGAGCAGCACCGCCAGCTTCAGGGTTATCTCAAGCAACACCAGCTTGCCCCCGACGACGTGAATATGCTGCTGGGGGTGGGCGCCGCGCTGCGGCGAGGCGACTACCAGGCTTTTCTCAACGGCGTCACGCCCTACGTGCAGGCCGCTCAGGAAGCCATCGGTCTGCGTCTCGCGCCGGACATGCAGCGCCAGGTGGACGAAGGGCTCATCACCGAGGAAACCGCGCGCGAGGTCACGCGCATCCGTTTCCGGGCCAACCAGTCCGAGGAACGGCTGCGCGAGGAAACCACCTCCCGCGCCCAGGAAGACCAGGGCCGCGCGCTCGAAGCCGTGCGCATGGCCGTGACCAACTGGGAAAACGACATCCGAACGAGGGACCCCGACTACTCCCTGAAAGCCAATGCTGTCCGGCGTTTCAGTCAGGCACTGCTGCAAGAGAAGGGCGCGCCGACCACGCCCGATCAGGCGGTGGCGCTGGTGACGGAAGCGTACCGCGAAGCGACCGGCGAGTTCGCGCGGCTGCGACCAGCCCCGCGACCGACACGGCCCGCTCCGTCCGGCATCAACGGCACATCGCACGGCGCGATGCCCGAGCCGACCTCCATGAAGGACGCTGTCCTGCTGGCGATGTCGAACATGAGGCGCGCGTCGTGATGGTCAGGAACCTCACAAGATGGCTTTCACAGCCGGAGAACTCGCCAACATAGCCAACGCCGCTCTGGATTTTTACTACAACAAGGGAGACACCTTCAAACAGTCGATCCAGGCCAAGCCCCTGCTCAAGTGGGCTGAGTCCAGTTCCAAGAGTTTCCCCGGCGGCAAGGGGAATATCTCGCTCGCCGTCAAGGGCGACTACGGCGCGGGCGGCACCAACGATCACGTCGTGGGTTACACGCATAACGACACGGTGAACTTCTACACGCCGGCCAATATCAAGCGGGCGAACTATCCGTGGCGCGAGCACCACATCGGTCTCACGCTGACGCACACTGAACTCAAGATCGACGGGATCAGCATCACCGACGACGCCGGCAACGGTTCGGACATGAGCAATCATTCCGACCGCGAAGTGACCGTGCTGGTGAACCTGCTTCAGGACAAGCTGGAGGACTTTGGCGAACAGTATGCGCGTAACATGAACACCTTGCTGTGGGGCGACGGGACCGCCGACCCCAAGGCGCTGGCCGGCATGCAGAGCATCATCCTGGACAGCCCGGCGGTTGGCACCACGGGGGGTCTGGCGAGGACCAACACATGGTGGCGCAACCGCGCGGCGACCACCGCTTTCGGCACCGCCGGGGGCAGGGGGCCGATCACGTCAAGCCCGACCAACGGCGGCGCTTTGATCGAGTTTCTGCAACAGGAGTACCGCCAGCTTATCCGTTACGGCGGCAGACCGAGCAAGGCACTCGCCGGCAGCGCGTTCATCTCGGCGATGGAAATCGAGTTCCGCGCCAACGGCAACTACAGCATGACGGGTTTCACCGGCACGCAGGACGGTTCCATGGGGCAGCTTAAATTACCCGGCGGGACCATGATCGAGTACGACCCGACGCTCGATGATCTCGGCTTCACCAAACGGCTCTACTGGTGGGACCCGAGGCACATCTACCTGATGAAAATGGACGGCGAGTGGGATCATCGTTTCACCCCCGCGCGGCCTTACAACACGTTCGTCATGTATAAAAGCCTCACCCATACCGGCCAGATGTGCGCGCAGCAACTCAATGGTTCGGGGGTTTACGATATCGCGTGACTTTCGCAACCGCCGGGACATGTCCGTCCCGGCGGTGTTTCTCGTGGGACAGGAGGATGCCCCAATGCTGCACGCTTCGACCTTTGAATACCTGAAGCCGACTGACGATCAGATGCGAACCATGGCTCAGGCGCGCTCCGCTTTCGCGGAACTTACTGTTGAACTCGACAACATCATACCGGATGGCCCGGATAAGACCTACATGCTGCGTCAACTCAGGGACTGCGCCATGTGGGCGAACATCGCGATCACGCGCAACCCGGACGGCTCCCCGAGGACAGACTGACATGAACTTTCAGCTTTTGCGATGCTCCATCGCGCTCGCAGCCGATCCCGAACAGGTGGTGGTCCGCCACCGGGGAAGACCCATCGTCTTCCCGGAACTGATTGTCCTCCAGCATCTGCATGGCGAGGAAGCGATCCTTGATATCCATGTCGTGGGTGAGTGGGATGCCACCCAGGCCGAGGTCCTGGAAAGACTAAGGCTCATTTATGGGGACAAGGCGGTCACCGAGGTGTTCCCGGGGGCGCGGCCCAGACTGCCCGTGGGGGACGGCACGCTACCCATGTGTGTCGAGCCGATCCATGTCCCGGGACCGACCCGGCCCGATAGCCCCGATCCACTCCTGAAACCCCTGGATATGTTCACCATGCCGGCCTCGATGCCGCGCGTGGTGAATACATACAAGGACGAGCCGCCGCCGCCCGACGTATCGCTTGATCAGATCGCGGGACACGACGCCGATGAACTGGGTGACGATCCTCTGGGGTTGGTTGACGTGGTTACGGCGGCGGTCAAACCCGAGATGCCGGACGCCGCCTCGTTCCGCGCCCGGGACAATATCCGGGGCGAGGGCACCAGCGCGCCAAGGACGGCGGACCACCTGCCGGACGTGGCGGGCGGCGCCATGCGACGCGAGAGCGAGGGTAACCTCGCGGCGCGCACCGCGCGGGCGGCGCGGGTAGGCGCTTCCAGCAATGGGTAAACAACTGCGCGACATGTTGACCGATTTGCGCGCCGAACTCGGGCACAGCACCAACGTCGCGCACGGCATCAATGACCGGGACACGTTGTTATACTATCTCAACCGCACCCAACTTGATCTGTACCGGGACTACGACTGGCCGCAACTGATCATCGACCGTGACACCGAAATGGTTCAGGGCCAGCGATACTATCAATACCCCGTCGATCTGGGCTTCGAGGATATCTCGAAGCTCTGGCTCATATCAAACTCCAACATGTGGATTTCCAACGTCACCTACGGCATCGGTCCCCGCGAGATGCGGCTCTACGACAGCGAGGCC